GTGCCGTCTCACATTAACTATCTAAGGATCAGATCATGTCACAAAACGACCTCCAACAGCACGTAAACTCTATTGCCTCTAACCTGTCTAATCCACCAATGGATGAATGGAATGAAGGCAGAGACATCGACAGCGAAGGTGAATACTCAGCCTTTGATTACCTCGCAGGTGCTTTAGACATTGAGTACATCGTTGCCTCAGACCGTAAGACTTTCCTAGGTGCTCGGGTGCTTGTTGCCTTTGGTGGCCCTAATATCTGGGTTAATACACGTACAAACACTGTAGAGGGTCACTGGTGGGGCGATAGTGCCTCGGCTACCTTCACTGATTCTATTGGCCTTCAAGAGGCTTTAAACGAGCTTTACAGCTGCTAATCAACACAAACACACAAAGGAAATACAAAATGTCTACATACTACGATAAAGAACTGTCACATCTTGGCAACCTGTCAGCTACTCTAAAGCTACAAAACGAGCAGGGTGCAACCCGTTGGATGACTGTTACACCTGAGCAAATCCAAGCTATATTGGAAGTCTTGAACGCTAAAGAAAAGGAAACAACACCATGCTAAACAATAACGATTTTATAGGGCTTGAGCGCCGATTATGGGCTGAAGGTAACCCACTATGTGATGAATTGGTATCAACCCGTGACGAATTGGTCTATCTTCTAAATGAAGCCAAGAAGGTGATGGAAAAGTACTCACCAGTGCTCAGTAAGTTAGCACCTAGTGATGATCTAGACTTTTATCGTGAATGGGATAACTTCGGGGATACTTTGGACAATATCGCCTATGATCTGGGGGTTGACTTATGAATGAACAACAACAACGAGAACCAACAGAGCAACCTTGCCCAATGTGCAGCTGTGTTGACTATGATTGGCTTAACTGCGAAGTGGCAGGGATTGAAACCACAGCGAAGATCTGCGAAGAATGTGGGCACGTCTATGGAGGTGACTTATGATGACGAATAAATGCCATAAGTGCAACTCTAATGACTGGGATCACGCTAATGTGGGGTTAATCGGTGCTATCGTATGTACTGATTGTGGAGAGATTTACATGATGAAAGAACAGGAAACAACAACTAAGCCTGAGTGGAAAGAGATTACCAAAGGGCAGATTGACGAATGCCTTAAACACAGCGACAATTATGACTTTGCTTGGGCTATTGAGCACATTTGTCGATTGAACAACGGGTATCCTGCACATGAGAACTTTAAGCCTGAGGTATCAGGGTCAATCAAATGGAGCAAACCTAAATGACAATGATTATCATTCTCTTCACCATTGACCTAATCACGGAGCATGATCTATGGTAAGTAACTGGCCCTTCCCAACTAAAGATAACCCTTTGACACCTTGGACACCTGAACAACAGAAGAAGTGGGCAGAGGAACAACTCAAGAACATGCCTCCAAGCCCTTTATAGGCTCAGTTGTAAGTTTCGTGTAAGATTCATATGCTAAAGTGTTACTCTTATCTTTATAGGGGTTACTTATGGCTACGAATAAGCACAGACAGGAATTAATCAAAATGCACCATCACAAATACACTCGACACTACACAACAGAGGGCTACTATTGCTTCTATTGTGGTGATCCTGCAGAAGGTTTAGACCATGTACCGCCTATAAGCATGATTGACACGATGCCTTACAAGAAGCGAAAACAGGACAGAATTCCTGCCGCTACTGTGGCTTGCTGTAAGGAATGTAACGGGGCTTTGTCTAGCCGTAGGCTTTCAACTGTGGATGATCGCTTGATGTTTCTTGAATCCTACTATGACGCTAAGTTCAAAAAGCAAAACGCCATGTGGACAGAAGAAGAAATTCAAGAGTTAGGACATTCTTTACAAAAGAGCGTTCGAGCAAGGCAAGAACAGTTGCAACGATACATCCACAAAATCCGAGCAATTCAACGCCGACACATCATGGTTGAGACACATCCAACCTTTGACGTTAACCCAGCAGAGGAAGAACAGCTCAAAAGTAGCGTTTAAAACGATTTAAACCCACCTAGAAGCGATTTTCTACCCTTAGACCAACTCCGCAACACCGAAGGACTAAAAATGCACTGCCGCGCTTGTAATAAACTCTTATCAGATTACGAAAGTACCCGCAAAAACGCTGTCACGGGTCAATATCTTGATTTGTGTAAGGTTTGTTTTGAGGATGTGAAGCCATTTGTCAAGGTCATTGATCGTAAAGACCTAATCACAGAGGCTGATCTTGATGACCCAGAAGAGGACTTCAATGACGATCTGGACACTGACTTTTCCCTAGAAGACTTAGACACACTAACTAGCTATAGAGACTCTGTAGATTCTTGGGAGTAACTATGCAAGTTAACTTCAATGTAAATACACTATTAAAGATACTACTTAATAAAGTCATACTAAGTAGAGTCATTAAAGTAAAAGGGGGATAACATGAAAGATTTTATGTCTAAAACTGAAGAAGAAGTTAGGGATCAAACTCTAATGATGGAAGAAGCCCACTATGTTCATACAATGAATGCTTTTGTTGAATTGATTGTCTTGTATGGATGGGATAAAGTAACGACTGACCTTAGAGCAGCAATGGGAGAAAAGAAATGGTAATTTCATTGTTTGTATTTGTCTTAACATTGGTGAAAGTGAGTTTGAAATGAAAGCAATAATTGAATACGACTTGGACAACCCAACTGAGGTCTATGCGTATAAATGCGCTCAGAAGGCTTTAGAGGCTGTTCAAATGGTTGAGTCATTGAAGTCTTTCACGAAAGGCTACCAAGCCTACAAAGGACTCTCTGAGAGCGTTCTAGCTGATATCATTCAAGACCTCTCACAATGGGAAGATGTAAAGCTATGATGACTGATGAACAACGCTTACACATGATTACAGAACAGTTGCTTATCGTTCGTGATAATCTATTTCGAGGCATGAGCAAATCAATGCAAAAGCTGCAAGCAAAGAGCATTAATGAAGTTCTTGAACTGCCGAACTTCACTCAATCCTTAGCACAGCCAGCCGTTGCGGAGCAACATAAGCAAAGCACTACGTGCGGGGAGCCTGTGGTGTGTCTTGAGTGCAAGCGATTGGAAAATGAACTTGAACGAGCAAACATTAAGGCGACTGTTTGGAAGTCTGCCTACGATGTTGAGGTTGGATGCAACGAGCAGGACACCACCCCGCCACAGCGCAAGCCGCTGACGGATGAAGAATTGTTCAAAGAATGGGAAGAAAACACATCATGCGACATGCCAGACACTTTTGAGCAGTTCAAACACACAGCCCGTGCCATCGAAGCCGCCCACGGCATTAAGGAGTAAGACATGACACTAGACAAAGAAGATATTGCAACAGCAAAAGAGATGGCGCAGACCTTGCAAAAAAGCAGAAACTCGGAATTGATTGTTGTTGGTAATTTACTCTCGCATTTGCTTGCAGAGCGTGTAGCACCACAGCGCACATGGGTTGGGCTGACGGATGAGCAGATTGCAAAGGAAGTGGAGGCAGAACTTACGCACTACTGGAATGGCGAATACATTGACACAACAGGTGCTCGTGACCAGTTGAAGGCATTTGCCCGAGCCATCGAAGCCAAACTACGCGAAAAGAATTCGCTTTAAGGAGAAGAACACATGAGTCATGGTGATGGTGGTAAAGGATCAGGAAGGCGTAAGGAAGACGCAAGTAAGGTCCGAGATAATTGGGATCTAATCTTTAAACCTAAGAAGGACACAGCTATGAACGAACACATTGACGAAGAGGATGGCTACGAGATCTGCCATCACTGTAGCGGCTCAGGTGAGGGTATGTATGACGGCTCTCGCTGTGGGTTCTGTCACGGCACAGGTGAAGCACCAGTAGAGCGTGACTGCGATGACTTTGATATTCCTATGGAGGATGACTACAATGACAACAATTAAGTCTGTACACATCAAAGAGTGCTGGCCTTACGAGTACGTCAAGACTGAACGTAGGGTATTCAAACGAGAGACTATGGACAGGGCTAATGCTCGTAAGCGTGAGGTGTACCATGCTAAGAAGAAGCTGTTAAAGCTACAAGTCTTTGAGATGGACATTGATTTCTGTAAAGGATTGAATAATGCAACCTCTAAAAGTAGCAAGTAAGTTCATCAAGCACGTAGAGTGTTCTAACTCGCAGTGTGGCTCTAGCGATGCTAATAGTCTCTACGATGATGGACACCAGTACTGCTTTGCCTGTAACACCTACGTCAATGGCTCAGGAGATGATCCTGTTGCGTATAAACAACAACAAACAACTAAGGTATTTCAGATGAAGACACAAGGGGAAGTTAAGGCCATCGTAGATCGAGGTATCTCACGTGATACGTGTGAATACTTTGGTGTTACACAAGCTGATAACAAACACTACTACCCTTATTTCGATGAAACAGGTGCTAAAGTAGCTGAAAAGATCCGATCTGTAGAGAACAAGACGTTCTCCATTGCAGGGAATTTCAACAAAGCTACGCTCTTTGGGCAGAATCTGTTCCAGAAACAGGGTAAGTACATCACCATCGTTGAAGGTGAGTTAGACGCATTGGCTTCGTATCAGATGACAGGCAGCAAATGGCCTACTGTGAGCATCCGTAATGGGGCTTCAGCGGCTGTTAAAGACTGCAAGGCTCAGTATGAGTACCTAGATAGCTTTGAGACTATCGTTATCTGCTTCGATGCCGATGAAGTTGGACAGAAGGCAGCTAAGGATGTAGCTGAACTGTTCGGTAATAAAGTAAAGATTGTTAAACATTTGAAGGAGTGCAAAGATGCCTGTGATTACCTCATTAACGGACGAGGAGCTGAATACGTTAACCAGTGGTGGAGAGCTGAGAGTTATGTACCCGATGGGATCATCCAAGCCTCAACACTTTGGGACAGCGTATCTGCACCTGAACCTGTTGCAGAAGCCTTCTATCCCTTCAAAGGACTCAATGAGCTTCTCTACGGACTTCGATCAGCTGAACTCATTACGGTTACTGCTGGCAGTGGTCTCGGGAAAAGCCAATTTCTTAGAGAAATCCTTTATCAAATTCTCGGAACAACAAAGTGGAAAGTTGGAGGTATGTTCCTTGAGGAATCAGTGCGAAAAACTGCCCGATCAATTATGTCTTTGCACGCTAACAAAAAACTACATCTCCCAGACACAGAAGTATCTGAACGGGAATTGAAGGAGGCATTCGATGCTACTCTCGGTACTAATCGTGTTTTCTTGTTTGACCATTTCGGCTCCCTTGCTATTGACAACGTGCTTAATCGCATTCGATACATGGCCCGTGCTTGTGATTGTCGTGTTGTGTTCTTGGATCACATTAGTCTCGTTGTCTCTGGTATGGATGGGAATGATGAGCGCAAGTCTATTGATGTCTTGATGACGAGGTTACGCACACTGGTACAAGAGACAGGTATTACCTTGATCTGCGTCTCTCACTTGAAACGACCTAGCACTGACAAAGGACATGAAGATGGTTCAGCGGTATCCTTATCTCAGCTACGTGGCTCTGGTGCTATCGCTCAGTTGTCTGACGCTGTTATCACTCTGGAACGTAACTCCATGAGCGATGATCCTGTTGTCAGGAATACAACGAAGGTTGCTGTCGCAAAGAATCGTTATAACGGAGCCACCGGACCTGCTGGAAGTCTCTTGTATGACCAGCAAACAGGCAGGATGATTGAAGTAACTATGGAGGAACTATGAGCTATCCAGAACCTGTAGGTTTTCAAGACAAAGTAGACCACACACACTTTGTGCCTATTGAAGATTGGGATAATATTGATCCTATTTGGCACTTCATGTACAGACCTCTTTATACTGAAACAGTGAAACAAACGCTTGTGTATGCTGCTGATGGAACAATGAATTGGACACCTAAAATTGAAGCTACTTTTAGTAAAGATGGAGTAATGACTTCACAGACTATTCAGTACTCACCTCAAGGTGAAAAGTTACCCTTCCCGCACCCAAAGCTGTTACCTCTTATGGAAAGCAAGATCAAAGAGATTTTCTCTAAACAAAAAGAAATATACTTAGATTCAGGTGTTTCTTTTGTACGGGCTATTGAAAAGGAGTTTGGTATATATGGTTGAAATGTTAATCGTAGGTAGCACAGGTATCGGCTATGCTATAGTTGGTACGCTACAAGGACTCAAAGGTGAGTACTCAAACATGGCTATCTGGTTGGGCTACGCTATTGCTCAGATTGGCCTTTTTATGAACTTGAAATGAAACGTATTGCAATCGACTGTGAAACCAATATGGCTCACACTATTATTCACTTAGCTGTCACAGAGGACATCGACAGCGGTGAAGTACGTGTATGGCGATCAGGTGAAGGTCTATGGGGCTATCTCAAAGATGCTGACTTGATTGCAGCGCATAACGGTATCGGATTTGACTTCCCTCTGCTGAATAAGCTTTGGGGAACTAAGATTGGCCTTAAGAAGGCTTATGACACTCTAGTAGTGTCAAGGCTGATAGAGCCAACGAGGGAGGGAGGACACTCTCTGGACGCATGGGGAAACACACTAGGCGTGAAGAAGCTGGACTACAAAGCAACGTGGCAGTGGATGATGAACAGAAGGGAAGACTATGATGGAGAATGTTTTGACTCGCCTTTGGAATTGCTTCTTGAATTCTATTGCAGGAGAGATGTACGTGTTTTGGTTGACCTTTGCCACCGTCTTTTCTCTGATTGTGATAGTAAAGGGTTTTCACCTGATAGCGTTATTCTGGAACACCAAGTAGCAGCTATTATCAAGAAGCAAGAAACCAATGGATTCAAGCTCGATGTAGTCCACGCTACTTGTCTCTTGTCTGATTTGAAACTCAAGATGGGTGTCATCTACGACAAGATGCAAGAACTGTATCCACCATACGAGCAAGAACGTATCTCAGAGAAGACAGGGAAGCTATTGAAGCCTGAACTGATTACCTTTAATCCAGCCTCTAGACAGCAGATAGCTGAGAAGCTCATCGGCTTAGGTTGGAAGCCTACGAAGAAGACTGAGAAGGGTCAGGTCATCGTAGATGAAGGCACTCTGATGGGCTTGAAGTACCCCATTGCGGGGTTGTTGGCTGAGTACATGATGCTACAGAAGCGCATAGGGCAGATTGAGTCATGGTTAGAGGTCGTAGGTAGCGACGGTAGGGTACACGGTAGAGTCATCACCAACGGAGCTGTAACAGGCCGTATGACTCACATGAAACCTAACATGGCACAGATCCCTAACTCAGGCTCACCGTATGGTCCTGAGTGTCGTCAGTGCTGGACAGTTGATGAAGGTAACGTCCTAGTTGGATGTGATGCCAGTGGTCTAGAGCTACGTATGTTGGCTCATTACATGAAGGATGATAAGTATGTCAAGACAGTCACCGAAGGAAGCTCTAAGGACGGAACGGATGTGCACACGGTTAACCAGAAAGCAGCCAGCTTACAAACACGCGACCAAGCGAAGACGTTCATCTACGCCTTTCTATATGGGGCAGGGCCAGCGAAGATTGGCTCGATTGTCGGTGGTAATAGTGCGGCTGGACAAAAGCTCATCGATGCCTTTCTTAAAGGGACTCCCGCACTCAAGCGTCTACGTGATAAAGTATCCTTATATGCGTCCAAGGGCTATGTACCGGGGCTTGATGGTCGTAAGATTTGGGTTCGTAGTGAACACGCGGCACTCAATAGCTTGCTTCAAGGGGCAGGTGCTATCGTGATGAAGAAGGCGTTAGTCATTCTTAATGATACAATCAAGAAGAATAATTGGGATGCTAAGTTCGTAGCTAACGTCCACGATGAATTTCAGATAGAATGCAAAGCTGACATCGCTGACTTAGTAGGTCAAGCAGGTAAGCAAGCAATCATTGACGCAGGCCTAGCGTATAATCTACGTTGCCCTCTCGATGGGGAATACAAGGTAGGCCGAAACTGGAGGGAAACCCATTGATTGATAAGAACGATAAATTGAAATCTCAGATCATGCTGAACATTAGCGATGAATCATTCATGCTATTGCACAGTGAGGATCTAGATATCCTTGATGTATACTTGGTGCTCTCAGCGGCCCTTGATTACATTGAGGATGAAGCAGAGGCTCTCTCTCGTAAAGAGGGAAGCTACTTGCAATGAAAACGGCCTTGACTGCTATGGGGTTCTTCTTGTGAGACAATCAGTGACAGTACGGAGAGACGTACATTTAACTAACGGAGCTACGGCTCAATCCTAAAAGGAAAAGAAAATGTCAGATTTGAAACCAGTGAAGATTAGCGGTGAGTTGTTTTGGACTAAGTGGATGGCTGAGTTCAACACAGCATTCAACACAGACAACGACAAGTATGAATGCACCATCGGTAACATCAGCGATGACGATGCAGCTAAGCTCACAAGCTTGGGTATCAAAGTGAAGCACAAGGAATCACAAGGTAACTTCATTGTCGCCAAGAGCAAGTACTTGTTCAAGCCTACAGATGACAACCTCAAAGAAGTTGCCATTGAAGCTCTCGGTAACGGCTCTAAGTGCGTAGCTATCGTTGGTTCGTACACACACCGTATGTCAGCTAAGCACGGCAATGCTCCATCAGTGAAGACAATCATGGTGACTGAAGTTAAGACTTACGTTCCAGAGCCAGCTACTGCGGATGACGACGCACTCTAAGGAATAAACATGACTGAACTACAAAACCGACCTTTTACTTTTGGCGAAAAAGCTTGTGGTGTAAATTTCAACCCCGGTGGAGATCCCACAGTAGCTCAAATTAAAGCAGATTTTGCAGCTATTGTTGATAGTCTTAACGGAGTTCGTGAAGTTTGTAATAATGGCGAGAAGGCTCGAATGCTTTCAATCGCTATTACTGAGCTTCAAACTGCTCAAATGTGGGCCGTTAAAGCGGTTACATGGGGGCATTAACTAAATAAGTATTGACTTTTCCTACTCTATATGCTACAGTGTAAGTGTTATAGTTTAGGAGAAGTTAATGTTTACACGGTTGATTAAAGAGCGAGATGAGCAGGGGAAGATAAAAAGCTATGAGTTGTTGTTTGACGGGACGCCTATACCAGACGGTAAAAAGTACTGCCCCTCATGCG